ACATCATGTTTGACGATGATACATTTGAAGGGTTCGAAATCCCCGCCGGTGTTGATGATGATTCCGTGGGTCGAATGCTTGTAGCGGCAGGCACTAGCATTATTGAAAATTCAAAGTGAGGTGGGATTATGAAATTAACAAAGAAAGCGGTAACAATTGAATTAACAAAGGATGATATGGATTTATTGCGGTCTGTACATGAGCAAATTTTCAGCAGTTGATCAGATAATTATGGCTCTATTGATTTTTTGAACAAAGAGCATCATGACGCATTATTCGACCTTCTGCATAACGTGACCGAATACGAACTAGCATAACCAACCAACAGCCTGTTAACTCAGGCTATTTCATTTTACCCGCCAAATTAAAATAACGAATTCCATATGTACATAAGAGACCAGCCGCGTATCAATGACAGAGGCGGCTGGCGTATTAATCGCATTATACCACACCCCCGCATTTGCTGCCTTTATCAATTACGGGACCAAAGTCCGGAGCACCCCACCCTATTCTCAAATAGCTATTAATTATCATCTAATTGCATAATGAGCCGCTATACATGTTGCATAATGAAACGCTATACACTAGTATCTAATTACACCAACAAACAGAGAGACAAAAATGAACGACTTTATAAATACGCCAGAAACAAAAGAAAATATGGTTGTTAGGGTTAAACCTTCAACTATTGAGTTTTTAACAACTATTGGTCCTAAATCGACCGTAGCAAACAAAATACTAGAGGTTGCCATCGCTAACTGGGAAGAATTCAAAAACCTTGACCCGTATAAATCGGAGGCTTAAATCATGCACTACTATCAATTCAACATAGGAGATTACACCGCCCATACTGCGAGATTGTCTATCATTGAAGATTTGATTTATAGGCGATTACTTGATCTTTATTACCTAAATGAGCGACCGTTCAACGAGTGTTCAAAATCCGTTGCACGAGAAATCGGGGTTGTAGAACACATAGAAGAATTAGAGTTTATTTTGAACAAATACTTCTATTTAGAGGGTGGATTTTGGAAGCAGGATAGAGCGCAAAGAGAAATCGAGTCGTATCAATCAAAACAAAAGTCGGCATCTAAGGCAGGAAAGGCAAGCGCGAAGGCTAGAAAACTAAAGGCCTCCGAACGAGCGTTGAACGACCGTTGCGATTCCGTTGAACCAAACATAAAACATAAACCATTAAACAAGAAACAAGAAACATTAACCATAGTAAAAGACGACAGCGAGTTTAATAAGATTTGGGATATGTACGAGAAGAAAGGAAACAGGAAAAACAGTTTAGCAAAGTTCAATAAATTGTCTGATGCTAATAAAGAGCTAATATCTGACCACTTGCCAAAATATGTTCAATCAACACCTGATAAACAATTCAGGAAAAACCTTGAAGGATATATTAACCAAGAATGTTGGAACGATGAAATATTAAACACCAATGGCGCAAGTAACAGCTATTCAGAATTCGAGGGCTTTTAAATGAAAAACTTAATGATGGAACCGGTCAACTTTGAAGCTTATCTCGAGGATATATCTTTTGAGGAATGTCAGGTTATCCGGTCGGCTGATAGTTTTATTGATGGGGTATGTGAATTAGCACAGCATGGAGAGCGTCTATTTGGGGCAAGGCTGCCTTGGAGCATGACACATGAGGCAACTAGGGTGGGTGACGGTAAACTCTCAATCTGGGCCGGTGAGAACGGTTCTGGGAAGTCTCTAATTCTTGGCCAAGTTTTGAATGGCCTAATGGAACAAGGTCGAAAGGCTGTCATAGCTTCGCTAGAGATGCACCCTAAGCAGACCCTTTATAGAATGATTTGCCAAGCTGCAACCTGTAAAGCTGCTAAGGGATATTGTGAGAAATGGCTTGAGGCTTACACTGGTAAACTTTGGATTTATGATCAGCTTGATACTGTTTCAATTGAGAGAATTTTAGGGATGGCTCACTACTCCGCGCATGAACTAGGAGCCAAAGACATAGTAATCGACTCACTAACCAAATGCGGTCTGTCTCGCGATGATTATACAGCACAAGCTAAATTTGTCGATAGGCTCCAATGGTGTGCTAAAAAATGGAATATTCACATACATCTGGTTTGTCACATGAGGAAAGGTAATGGCGAAAGAGGAAGCGGCAAGAATGACATTAGAGGAGCCGCAGAAATAACAGACCTGGCAGATAACGTTTATATCTTAAAGCGTAACAAAATCAAAGAACACGAAGCACAAAAAAGAGACAAGGGCCAGAAGTTCGAAGAGAAATATTTAGACCAGCCGGACGCTATTCTCTCGCAACAGAAAAACCGTGATTATGGCTTTGAGTTTGATTTCGGCCTGCACTTCGATATTAAGTCAGGGCTATACAAATCAAGCCAAGCTGAATATATCAAACCGGTGGAGGTGTAAATTATGGACTTAGATTTAGTTCTATCAAGATTAGACAAGGTTAAGTCGAACGGAACCGATAAATATATGGCTTGCTGCCCTGCCCATAACGACAAATCGCCGTCGATGTCAGTTAGGCAGGTTGACGATAGAGTTTTGATACATTGCTTTGCAGGTTGTGGAGCCAATGAAATACTCGATTCGATAGGTTTAGACTATAGCTCTTTATATCCAGAAGATAACGAGTTCAAGCCAGTCAAGCAATATGGCAAACCAAAAGCAACCGATGATATTTATATAAACGTTTACAAGTTCAAGGTTAAGAACGGCGAAAAACCAACAGAGCAAGACACGCAAAACTACAGAGATGCGGTTAAACGCAGACACTTTTAATTACTAGGAGAGAATCATGAGCAGAGCAAATCAAATGGCTAACGAGTGGGATAGATTAGTAGAGAAATCAAAGACTGTAAAATTAAGCGATGATGAAAAATTATCATTGCGAGAGCTTCAAAAACTAATGCCGCTTTGGAAATAATAGCCAACAACAATCACATATTAAATAGATAACTGAGGAATAGATGGAATGATACATGAATTAAAAATAGAACAAGCATACTTTCAAGCAGTGATAGACGGGGATAAAAACTTTGAAATTAGATTTAATGATCGAGGCTTTCAAAAAGGTGACAGCCTAGTATTGAGTGAGATCGCTAAAGTTGGGATGACTACATACCGGAAAGCTAAAGCCGACATTAGCTATGTAACTAATTTTAATCAGGCTGAAAATTGGGTTGTATTTGGAATCAAAAACGTTTCTTTAATAACAGCTAACAAAGAGGAATAGATAGATGAGAGCTTATGATAAATTGGATTGGCTGGTTGATAATCTGAGTGAGTGGTATATGTTCGGATGGGTTGCTTATGTTGAGGCTGAGGAAATCCATTGGCATCATTCATACATGCAAGGATTTACTGAACAACAGTGGATTGACCGGAAATCAAGCAGAAACAACAACCATTAAGAGGGTGAGAGGATGAAAGATATAAAACTACCAAATTTAATGAATCTAGATATTGATAAGCGACCGCATAAACGTGGGTGGAATGCTGGTGGATATATCTGTAAATGCTCACGGTGTACGAAAGAGTATCTAGGAGCAAAAAGAAGCTTTCATTGTGCTGATTGCGCTTATAACGATGAGCTGTTTGGAAAGCCTGCCGGAAATTGTGCGGAGATTAAATTAGAGCCAGTCAAGCCAATTGATGAGCATGAGTGGAGTGATAGAACGTTAAGCGTCGAGACTGATGGTGAGTATTTGGAATTTAAAGTTGGGATAGTTGAGGGTGATGCTTATGCGACTATTGATTTTGACGATGTGAAGGCGATGGCTGGGTATTTCGACTGCAAACTAACTAAAATCGGGGGGTGAGAGATGAAATACAAGCCAAAAACATTGAAACTATTGCGATGTGACTGCGGAGCTATGAACCACCTGTCAAAAGTTCGCCACGGCGATAACTGGCAGGTTTGCTATGCAGAGGTTGAGTGTAGTGAGAGCGGATTCAAGAAAACTTATGAGGCTAAGAAATGAGCTACACAATCAGAGATATGTTCCTGGCTTATGATTGCCGGAAACATTTGCCAACAAAAGAGATTTGCTTGAACTTAAAGAAGCTATCAAAAATGGCTGCGGATGAAACCGAGGATAAACAGTTCAAGAAAATATGTAAGGGGTTTATAAAATTGGTCAGTATCGGCAAATATGACGACGCGCTAAATAGTATAAAGATTGGCTATTAATATTACCTAATCAGCGAATCGACAAAAGAGTTTGTAAAAAATTTAAAAAGTACTACAGTTTAAAAAGTGCCCTATTTTGGGCCAAAACAACAAAAGGTGATGATGATGAGTTTAACAAAGTTTTTTATTATAAGTTCGGTGATATTTTCTTTTTTCAACTGGGGTATGGAGGTTCCAATATTTGCACTAATTCCAATGATGTTATATATGTCTCCGTTTATTATTTTTTTCTCACTAGATAACGATGACGAAAATGAAGGGGGTGAGCTATGAATAAGCATACAGAAGGTAGAACAGAAGTTTCTTCAAGTAAGTGGGTGTTTGGGCTGGCTGCTCAAGTATTCTTATCGGTACTAGTGATAGGTTCGGTTTATACATTGAATGCTGGCAGGTTTGAATATTCGGGATTTGTGGCATTGGGTGGAGTTGTCGCGGTGATTTATTTCTCATCGCTGGCAAGCGGTAAACCTCATCCGGTGGTTGCTTGGTTGATGAAAGCTGCGATTGTATTATTTACAACGATAGTTCTTGCGGTCGAGATTTTCTCAATGGCTGCAAATTACATGGCCTACTCTGCCGGTTCAGATTTGGACCAGTACCGAGCAATCAAACAGAGCGCAATATCTAAGCAGGAAGCAATCAAGCAAGAAAAGGAAGATATCAAAAACGGAACTATGACGGATGCACAAAAAGCTTATCACATTGGATTGAAAGATAAGGCCGGTGAAAAATATGATGGGGAAGCTAAAATGGTCATTGACTCAAATCAGAGTAAAGTATTTTCTGACCTTGATAAATGGCTAGGCGTTAGCAACTCGGAGGGCCTGTATAGAACGATATTAAGCGCACTTGCTATCATCGCCCTACCCTTAATAATGTCGAGCAGGAACGGGACCTGGTGCGGGTTGACGTTATACATTTACAACAAACAGCAAATCGTTTTAAAAAAGCTATTAAATCCCGCCGAGATTAAAACCACCACCAAGCCAGCCGTTGACATAAAAGGGACTCAAGCGGATGAGCCTACGGATGACAGCCCGTTTGATAGGGATTATGAGGCGGCCAAGGGATGGGTTAACGGGCATAAAACAGGCCAGAGGGTATTTGTCGGCAGAATGAAAAAGGCGTGCAAAGGCGGAGCTAACTGGCAGCATGAAGCAATATTGTTTGGGTTACAGGATGATGGATTATTGCAGAAAAAAGAGAACGGTGGAACATCTCCGCTATACTACAAACGAAAGCCAGAGATTAAACAGCAAGTTCTCGAACAAATGAAATCCACCAGCAAATTCTTAAAACTCGTCACTTCTAAATAACCTAAAACCCGGCAAAGGAATGCCAGTTTCAAATTAATTTCATTATATTATTAAATAATACTTGATAATACCAAATAATACTCTATACTCTTTTATATCGAAGCAAACAGCAGGGGAAATAAAGTGGCAAAAGTTAAGTTACAAATATTTTTAGATGATAAACAACTTGAAAGGGTCGAAAGTATCATTGAAACCTTTTCCAAGATTGGCGTTAAACGCACGCGCTCAGAGGCTATAAACTATTTAATATTGCGAGAAATAGCGATGAATGAAGGGTGTGATAACCGTAAAAACCTAAACCTTGAGGGGCTTTAATATGTTTGACCAAGACACATTGAACGCAGAATTTCGCGAGCTAATCGCAAGCACTGAAAACGTTCACACTGTACAAGAAGCAAAAAACTTTATGCAGAAGCTTGAGCAGTTAGATTCTTCATCTTTCGAAGAAATAGAACAGGTTATCATTGAGAATATCGACGCATCGCACATTGTTGAGGCTGCATTCTCTGACGAGCCAGTTAAAAACACATTCTCAGAGATTAACAAAGCTTTCGCATACGGTGTTAACGAGTACCTTAAAGTTTGGAGAAATTACTAGTGAGTGATTTAGCAGAAGAAAAGAAACGGGCTGAGGTTGAGAGTGATGAGGCTTGGGCGGTTCTAGTTGACTTCTCCGAGAGTCTTATTGATGGTGAGACTGCTATTAACGAGTGGGAGAGGGTATATAGGGATTTCAAACTAGCACACAACACAGAGAGAGGGTTGCGGCATGAACTGGAAAACGATTAAACACATAATCCACGAAACACTAGTTACAGTATTTTTCTTAGGTTCAATATTTATTTTAGTTTACGCAAACGTTTAAAAACAAGGTGATGATGATGACAAGTTTAAATATATACCAAAGAATAAACGAAGTTAAAAAAGTGGCTAAGTACGCACAGAAAGACGCGAAAGTTCAAGGCTATAAAGCAGTAACGCACGACCAGGTAACGGCAACGCTTAGAGAGCCAATGGTTGATAATGGTGTAATTATGACTCAATCGCTTTTAGAGTCGGCATTCGTTGATACAGGGGATTTAACTGGCAAGGGTACAAAGTGGATGATGTACACAGCTAAATATTCAATCAAATTTGTCAATATTGATAAGCCAGAGGATTTCGTTGAAGTTGTTACAGAGTCTCAAGCGTTAGACACAGGCGACAAGGCAAGCGGAAAGGCTATGAGTTACGCAATTAAATATGCAATGCTTAAAACTTTTGGGTTAGAAACCGGAGAAAACGAGGAGGGCAGGCAGGACGATATACAAGCCAAGCGAACAGCAAAAAAAGAGCATGAAACGTTAATTGATAAATCAGTAATAAAGGTGATCACTGATTTGGTAAAAGAAACAGATTCAAACATGGATAAAATGCTAGCTGTTTACGGCGTTAATTCAATCGACGAAATGACCATACCAACAGGCAAGCATGTTATATCTACACTTAGAGGTAAGTTGAAATGATTATCTTAGACGTTGAGCAGGGTAGCGATGAATGGTTCGCGGCTAGGGTGGGCGTAGCATCAGCTTCAAACTTCGCAAAGATAATAACGCCAACAGGTAAAAAATCAACTCAATACAAAGCGTACATGAATCAAGTAATTGCCGAAAAGCTAATGGGCCGTAAAATTGATACTCACATGAGCGATGCTATGCAAAGAGGCATTGACATGGAAGAGGGCGCAAGAACGTGGTACGAGTTCGCTACTGACTCAGATGTTAAAGAGGTAGGACTAGTCTATCTAAACGAAGATAGGCGTGTTTCGTGCAGCCCTGACGGCCTAATGAATGATAAAGGGCTAGAAATAAAGTGTCCTTTACCACACACGCACATTGAATATTTATTGAAGGGTGAAATACCTGGTAAGTACATTCCACAGGTTCAAGGCTCAATGTTAGTAACTGGCTTAAAAGAATGGGACTTTGTTAGCTACCATCCAGAGCTTAAACCTTTACTAGTAACCGTTCAAGCGGATGAAGAATACCAAGAAAAACTAAGCGAATATTTAACGGCATTCATTGAAGAAATGGATCAGGCTTTATCTAAACTAAACTAACCGGAGTAAATAAACATGACTAAAAAAATTGGGGTTTCATTCAAGTTAGATGTTACAAAAATCGACAAAGCACGACTATTCAAAGGCGCGAAAGGTACGTATTTAGATTTCACTGGCTTCATTGATTTAGATAATTTAGACCAGTACGGTAACAGTGGATTCATAGCTCAGGACATAACGAAGGAGGAAAAAGATTCAGGCGTTCAGGGTAATATTCTGGGTAACAGCAAGGTATTTTGGAAAGAGGGCGGCCAAGCTCCACAGGCTAACCAACCATCACAGCAGCAATACAATCAGGCTCCGCAACAGGTGCAACAAGCTCCACCTAGTGACTTTATTAGTGACGATGGAAGCGACATACCTTTCTGAGATAACAGTTAACTATATGGCATGGATGCCTATTGAGGTGATGAAATGAATGAAATGCAGTTAGCAAGAAAATGGGCGTTTAAGTCTGAGCTTGAAGCTTTACTTGAAAAACATAAGGTAGAGCTTTATGTTACCGATGACAAAAAACCTTACGGCCTTCATTCTCCAGTGCTTGAAGTTGCATTTGAGGCCATTTACGAAGAAGGTGAAATTGTCTGTGATGATTTTGAGTATAACTACTAACAATCAGCGGCAAGGACGCAGCAAACGAGGTGATGAAATGAAAACTTTTAATATCAATCAAGAGCCGAGCAACACCCATCTTATTTTAAGAACCCATTGCAGATTAAAACCAGTAACATATATTCCGAAAGATGGAGCGTGGAAAGAAATGCAGCACGGTGGCGAAAATTGCGGATGTATAAGCTGCTTCATTGAAAGGCGTGATAAATGAGCTTCACAGTCAACAGCATAGAAAGTGCCAAACAATGCTACATGGGAAT